AAGTCCCAAACTTCCAATTGTGATGTTGCTTTATAACCCAATTGCCCGGCGGCTGCGAACTCGTCACGCCCCACCGGCTTAATTGATGCTATTACTTCCGTTTCCTGGTATTCTGTTTGGTTCTTTTTAATCAATAGTTTTATTGGCTTCTCTATGATACCCACCGCCTTTTATCTTGGTACACATTGCATTATAGGATGCAAGTAACTGTGTCTGATTATCCGGGCTTCCAAAATTAGCGTGACAATATAACAAAACGGCTTCAATGATTAAGGGGTCTTTTATGTCTGCTTCATCCAAATAGGAACTATGCACACCGATACGTTTTAAGTCTGCAAGGGCAACTTCTACAAGCTGCCCCACATCTTCATCCAACATATCACTTGATGTTTTTCTAATTCTCAATTTGGCTTTCGCAATCAATTGTTCCTTTGTCATGCTTTAGCCGCCTTTCTCTTACGCTGCCGGGTTCTTTACACGGATAAATCCGTTTCTTGCAACGACATTTCCGCCCATGAATACGCAACCCTTGTAGCAAATCTGGCCGGACTTAAACTTGTAATCCGTAGATTTTGCCGTTTCAATATCAGAGAATACGGCAACCTCGTAATTGAATAACGGACCGTAAGCCATACAATAAGCATCTTTTGTTCCGCCAATTTCTGCACAAGCGGAGTTGATGATATAAGGCACTTCGTCAATTGTTCCGGTATTGCCATGGTTTACGATTGTATAAACCTTTCTGCCCTGTTTATCTCTTAACTTGGCAAACTTCTTTAAGTCTTTCTTACTAAGGATTAACACGGCTACATCCTCTACCTCTTCATCCCCACCGTAGGAATAAATAATCTCGTCCAGGGTATCATCTGCAACGGCGGTAATGGTTGTAATGTCCGTGTTGCGGTCAATAATATCATCACTTTCGCTTGCCGGATTATAGAAAATTCCCTTGAATTTTCCGCTTGTGCCGTCCCCTACCAAAATCTGACGGGATGCGTAACGGCGGATTGCTCTTGTAATGCTATCTTCAATAACGCCGTCATAATCTGCATCCGTTAATTTCTGCATTTCTTCCGGCTCTTCGGCGTATGCTGTGATTTTCTCTCTTGCAATCTCTGCGTAACCAAATTCCGGTTCAGATGTGTTGTAATCTGCTCCCTCTGCGGTGCTTCCGGCCCCGTCCCCGTATGACTTCACATAAGGACGGCTATATGTTTCGCCGCCTACAAGCGGAATAGTTGTAACACGGTCAATAAGGGATGATACGTTGTTAAATGTCGGTGCAATGTCCGGGCTTGTATGGTGTGGCATAACAACGCCCGTTGTGGTGGAAAGTGCCGCCATAGGTTTAGCAATCTTCTTTGCGTTGTATGTGGTCTTTGCTCCGGCTTTTAATGCCTTACCGCTCTTTGCTCTTGCCTGGTCTTTGACCTCTGCACCCTCTCCGGCGTTTCCGTCCGGTCCTTCGCCCTCTCCGGCTGCTGCCTGGGCTGCCCTTGCAAGTTCCTCACGGGCTTTAATCTCGTCCAGGATTTCCCCAATGGTCCTTGCTTCGTCCATGAGGGCGGTTAATTCCTCGCCGCTCTTGTCCTGGGCTTCTTTACCCACGGTAACAAGGCGTGCTTTTAACTCTTTCTTGCTCATTTTCATTAACTGTTCTCTGTTCATGCTGCTTTCCTCTCTTTCTTACTCCATGTGTTGAATTGTTAATGCTGCAATTTTGCTTCTGATTTCTTTTTCTTTGGCTGCTGCCTGGTCCTTGGTATCGTCCGGCGGATTTCCCCCGGCTAATGCTTCCGGCGTGTTCTTGCAATATAATTTCGTGTAGTCCTGGACTGCTGCAACGGCGGTATTTTCTTCTCCCACCGACACGTTAAAGTATTTTGCGGCTTCCTCGCCGCTCAACCATGTTTCCGCTTCCATTAACTCTTTTATCTGCTCGATTGTTACGCCCTCTGCTAAATGTTCCTCGTAGATGCTCCAAATTCCGGCTTCTATAGTTTCCAATGTGTCCGCCATTTTACGCAATTCGTTAGCGTTGCCCTCGCAATCGCACCACGGCTTATGTATCATCAAATAGGCGTTCTTTGGAATTGTCGGTTTGTCACTATCCACAAACGGAAAAAGTGATGCTATCGAACCGGCCAGGGCATCCACAAAACAATGTTTCTTTCCCTGGTAGCGTTTAAGCATATTGTAAATAGCAATTCCGGCAAACACTGAACCGCCGCCGCTATTGATGTAAATGTTTAAATCTCTGCCGTTTGCTTCTGCAAGGAAATTTTTGATTGCATCCGGGTATTGGTCCTCTTCTTGCCATGCTCCCCACCAATCCGAAACAATATCCCCGTAAAAATAAAGGTCCGCCGTTGTATCTGTGATGTTTTTAATCTCACAAAACGGCTTTACGGTTGCGGTCTTGGCGTTTTTGCACGCAATAAACTGTTTTATCTGTGGCATTTCCATTAACCCCCTTTCATAATCTGCATATAGGCACGGGCGGCCGCTTGCATTGCCCGTTTTTCTCTGTCATTTGCTCCGGTATCATCCGGCGGCTCGTTCTGCTGCCCTACCTGGTACAATGATTGGTCCCCAACCTTGACATAGTTTAGAGATACCAACCTTTGGTCCCCGTCCTCTACCGGGCCGTAATACATAAGTTCTCTGTATTCGTTAATTGTCAACGCTCCACGGTCAAACATTCCGCCGCCTATGGTTTCCCTTGTCTGCAATGTGGCATACTGTAAAAGGTTTGCCACAAAATCAATGCGGTTTCCGTAACCAATTTCACGGGGCGTTAAGAGTTTAAATGTAAACTCATAGGACAATTGCACGCTGATAGGTTCAATTACATTCTCGTAAAATGAAATAAACTCGGTATCGTTTAGCGTGGAAGTCAATATTTTGTCATTCACGCCGTAATAACGATATATGTTATCCCGTAAGAATGTAATTTGGTTTGTCGGTATGCTCGGCGTTCTCTGTGAGATTTCTTTAAACTCCACCGTGTTATCAATTGCGGCAATTCCCCCGGCGTTGTCCTTGTTCATATAGGCATCCTGGAAATTCCGGGCTATTTCTTTCAATTCTTCATCATCTGCGATATTGTTATATTTCAAATACCCGGCTAAAGAATTTGAACGGTTTACAATGTTCTTTATGGTTTCCCCGGATGTTTCTATGAGGTCCAGGCTTCTTTTTAACTCCATATCCGGCGTTGTTCCCAGGAAACGGCGTTTATTATATCTCGCCTTAACATGGATTACATTTTGGTATGGCACGGTGTACGTTTTTCCGTCATAATCCCAACGGAAGCGGAAAAGGATGTTATTTTTATCATCCTCAAAAATCCTATATGATGTTGTGGTAATCGGTTGGATGCTCTCAACCCTGGTAAAATCCTTGTTCCAAAAAATCACGGAAAAGGAATTGGATGTATAAACCAAATCAACGGCAATACGGTATAAAAAATCATAGGTTGACATTTCCGGGCATGGGCGTAAAGATAAAAGCCTTGCAATGTAATCATTTTTAATTACCATGCCTTTTTCATCCTTACGGATTACCTGGGGTTTCAACTTGCCAACATTCTTTCCGATTGCATCCGCAATTGCTCCCACAATGTCATTATCCCGTAATGTTCCCGTTGGCTCATACTCTCCACGGCTCAATAGTAGGGGTCTGTACTTTGCCCGGAATGAATTTAATACATTTGCGATAATTCCCGTTTTCTTCTCCCCCTTTCTTCAAAAATAGGGCCAGTTTTCCCACACCAACATTCTATAATGTTTCGTGTTGAAATTCTGACCCACTTTAATACTGCTGCCGCAATGCATTTTCCCTTGCATCTATGCGGTTTCTTTGCTTATATTCAATAATTTCTTGCCTATCTCATTGTGGTACTTGGAAACCATTGTGAGGGCATCAAACACACTCATAGCCCCGTCTATCCTCATACGCTTTTCAATTTTTACGGGTTTCATTCTGCTGTCGTTTAGGTTAATATCCACCGCCACGTTAAGGAAATGTGCCGCCAACATGGAATTGTCCCCAAAATCAAAAAGCCCGTCTTTTAAATTCCCCTCAAACTCATGTAATACGGGTGTGAGGTTCGTTCCCTGGTATACATCATCCGTGTGAAACCCGGCGGTTTTCAAATCTTCCACAAGGTAATTTGCCGAATACCTATCATAGCCGATTTTTAGCGGTTTGATTTTATACACTTTCACAAGTTCGATAAACCAATTGTAAACATCCTTATAGTCCACCTGGTTTTCCCCGGATATGAACAAAAAACCCCGGTCCCTATATATGTTGTACGGCGTGTTGTCCTCGTTAATTGCCACTTCATACCGCTTTTGTGGCATATAAAACCGTGTGAATATATGGTTTATTCCGTCCCGGTTTATTACAATGCTTGCTGCGGTTAAATCCGTGGTTCTTGATAGGTCGATACCGCCCACACAATAGCATCCTTTAAAATCTTCCAGGGATAATGGCTTTTCTTCGTGTACGCATTTCATAACATCCCAATAATCCAACCATGCCACGGCTGAATTTTGTTTGATGTTACAAAACTTTGTCATAAACTCAACCTTTTTCGAGATTGAATTTCTTGCAATCTCTATTTGCTCCAAATAGTATTCCACCGATACGGACACGCCCAAATTTGGGTTGCTCTTCTTTAATTCCTCTATGCTATCCCATTTCTCTATATCGTCTATCATGTAAATAAAAGGCAAAAGCCGTTTTTCTCTGCTATTGCCCTTTAGAAATGCCGTTGCCCTTTTAAATAATTCATCAAAAATTCCGTCATTCACATATCCGGCGGTTGCAATGGATATTATTAACGGCTGCTTTCTCGCTCCCAGGGCGGAAGTCATAACCTCGTATTGCTTCAATCCCTGGTCTCCCGGCCACGCTTCCATTTCGTCATTGACTACCAATTGAGGGTTGAAACCGTCCGATTTCTTAGAGTTGAAAGCAATCTTTTTTACGCTTGTATTGAAAGCCTTTATGTAAATATCACTCCGGCGTTTTTTTGTGATACTGTCTAATTCATCATCTGATTGCACAATCTGATAAAAGGCATCATACACCAAATCCGCCTGGTCTAACTTCGGTGCAAGGAAATAAACCTTTGCCCCATATTCCCCGTCTACGTATGTCATGTATGCGGCTATTGCTGCGGCAAAAAGTGTTTTACCGTTCTTACGGGCAACAATTATAAAAACCTCTCTAAACTGCCTATACCCGGTTGTTTTGTCCATAATGCCAAATATGGCGGACACAATAGCCTTTTGCCACAATTCCAGGTGTAAAAGGTCACTCCGTCCCTCTGAATGGTGGCAAAAATTTTCTATGAATTTTATAGCCTTGTTCGCTTTTTTCTCGTTAAATTCCCACTCGCCATTTAATAGCCCGGTTGTCAAAATTTCAAAACACAACCGCACCCATACACCCACAATTACTTCTTTTTTTTGGATTGCTTCATGGTATTTAAAAATCCAATTATCCATTAACTATTCATCCCGTAACGCCGCCAAACGGTCCACTTTTTCTTTTTCTTTTGGCGGTAAATACTCAATGAGTGAGTGGATAATTGCGGTATATTGGCGTGAATATTTCTCGTAAATTTGGGTTGAGGGGTGGGCTTTTACAAATTTCTGTGATGCATTCACGGTTTCCGTTGTAAGGCCCTCTTTTTTCAATTCTTCTTTCGCCTGGAAACAAGCCACTTTTAAAAACGCCGCTTCCTCAATCAGTGAATTTATAAGGGTTTTCTTGTTTTCATCATCAACCCCAACGAACATTTTTTCTAAAAACTCTATCTCTTTTTTAATCCTCGCATTTGTTAATTTGTTCGGTCTTTTTTTCTTATTTTCTGTTAAATCATTCTTGCTTTCTGCCATAAATATACCCCCCTCATATGCGTGCGACCTTGCGGAGTTTTTTTGAGGTAACTCCCTCGGTTCTTTTGCCCGGGGTCAAATTCTGTACCCCGGGGGTGTGGTCTGATTTATTATTTTCTTTCGGCGGTAATAAATTTCCGTTTGCATCATACTGATAACGCATTGGTGTATGTACTGCCTTGTGTTCTTTGTTGTGGCAATCCTCACAAACATATTCCAGGTTGTCCAGGTTCAATGTGATGTTTGGATTGCTGATATTGCCCGGCGTAATATATTCTTTGTGATGCACAATGTAACCCGGCTTATATATTCCTCTCGCCTTGCACCGCTCACACAATCCGTTGCTCCTGGTTATTACTTGTTGCCTTGCTCTCTTCCATGCGGCGGACTTATAAAAGCCCTTTGCATATTCTTTCACGGTCCCACCGCCCTTTCTGTAAATGGTTTATGGGTTATGTGTATTGCTACCCCATAACCCAATTATAAATTCTTTTGCCTTGCTATTATGTCCCCGTTGTGTTCTTGTTGATTTTAAACAAATTGCTGCATCTATAAGATATATTCCCATTGTCCAATATCACTTTATAATATCCGGCTGATACTTCCAAAATCTCGTATTCTTTGCCTTGTGTAAGTCCCATGCTATCCGTTATTGATATTGCTTTCATTTGTCATTCCTTTCTTGTCCTGCTGCCGCTTGGCAACATTCCCAACCCCTCTGCAACTGCGGTTATAAATTCATTGCGGTAATCGTAGAATTGACGGCGGCCACACATCACATCATAAATACTTTCATACGGCGTACAATGAACCACGCTTTTATATATTTGTTTCCGCATCTGCTCCCTTGCCGCTTCGCTATCTATGTTGTGGCATGAATTATTAAGGGCTTCATCTATCACGCTATAAGCCATGCGGTCAAATGCTGATGCGTTCCCGTTAAGCATCCGGCGTTTGCGTTTCTCGTTGCCCTGTATAATCTTTTTTACTGTGGCTTTAATATCATCATCAATTCTTTGCAATACTGCCCCCCCAATCCGCTATTCTTCGTAGGTGGTCTTTTTATTCTCTGACCGTTCAACCTTAATACTTTCTTTCGCCATTTTAGAAACCTTTGCTTTTACGCCATGCCCCACATCAACGGTAATCCCTTTCATGTGTTTATCCTCGATTGCATCAACGGTTGCAATTAAAAGATTAACCACATCTTCCGCAACGGACTTTTCTGCACCGCTGCCGAATAATTCATTTACTCTTTTCTTTGCCTTGTCCTTTCTCTCTTTTGCTTTGGCGTATGCTTGTGCTTGCTCACATTCGCACTCGCACGTTACCGCTTCGTTAATCTGCCCTTGCTCCCACTCTTCCGGGACCTGTATTATTTTGGTCTGTCCACAAAAGGAACATGAACCCGTTT